AATCTTTAATGATACTTTGGAACTTTTTTTAGATTTTTTATGTGCCATTACTTTTCCTTTTTATATAAAGCCCATATTGCTACGGGCTTTATTTTTATTTAATACGGGAGGTTTGCTGCGCAAGCAACTGTTCATCTAATTTTTTTTGTGATTCTGTTTTCTTGCTGCGCATATTAGCTGGAGTACCTAAAATATTAAATGCTATTTTTGTACATTTTTTATTTGGTCTTGGCATAGCTGGCATAGCGCGCTCCTTATTAATATTTTTTTGGACGCAAATATCGATGTGCTTGTGACTCATCATTACTCATTTGACGATCAATACCTGCAATAGTATCATCAAGATCTACATTTAACCCACGGTAAGCTTTTGGCCATGCGTGATATTTAACATCTTGAGGAAGATTTGCGATTTTGCTGTGATCTTCATTAAGCAATCCTGAAGCACGCATTGCGTCTCGTCTTCTTTTATCTGCCATAAAAGGCCTTTCGATATAGATTGTTTTTTATTATCTATACACCCTGTATAGAATTTTGCATTTCATTTTGTTCGGTTTGATACGTATTAGTTGTTTCAGATGCTTTCAAACTATTAGACATATTAATTAATTGTTCTAAATGACTTAAATCCATAGCTTCAAGTTCTTTAATTACTTTCAACTTATTAAGTAATGCCAATTCATCTTGCTTATTAGCTTCTGCAATACGCTCAATAGCCATCGATCTATTTTCTTCAACGCGTGAAGTACGTTCTGCAAACAATCCAATATCCGCTTTTGCACGAGCACGAGCCAATTCAATTTGAGCCATTTGTAATTCTTGTTCAACTTGTTGTATTTGCTGTTGAGATTGTGCTTGAGCTTGTTCAGCTTGTTGCATATGTTTAATAACACGATCTTTATTTTGAAATGTAGCAGCTTCTAATAGATCCGCAGGGTCAATAGGTAATCCCATTTCTTTTAATTCAAGCATTTGAGCAAATTGCATTTGTTTTTGTGTTGAAGTATTTAATCCTTCTTCTACATTTGCATGATAAACACCAAAAGCTTTATTATGAAATTGAGGTGATGGCTCTTCTCCTTCAAGAATCTTTTTAATTTTCCCTGGAGTAAAATTAGATTGAATAATATCAATCATAATTTTCCCAAGATTTTTAGTTGCTGTATCTAAATTATCAAATAATGGTTGCAAGGTAGTAAGACCAGCACCTTGACGAAGCATTGATAAAATACCTGCTTTATCATCAACTGCACTACCTAATAATTCATCATTTACGCCAGAAACAGCATTAATTTCTTTTGATAATAATTCAGATAATTGAATAGTTGTTGGAGGAATTTGTGGTGATTGTATTTGACGTAGATCATCTAAAGAAGCATCTTCTTTAATTGCTATACCTTTACCTTGTCCTGTTTTATATACATCACTTGGATCAACAAGAGTATTTGCTTTATATATCCATCCTGAATTAACTGTTGATTCTAGAATATCAAATTCAGTAAGCCTTCTATGATTATACAAATACTGAGGGTCGCGAAGACCAGTGACCACACCTTGTATTCGCCATGGCAAGTAAGGTATTTGCGGGTTGTAATAAGCATACACAGGAACGAAAGGATAAGAATCGATTCCAAGCACGTTTGGACCATCATAAAAAACTCTCCCTTGCACAACAATTCCCATATTAACGGTAGGAATTTCTTGCTCAATTAAAGTAATTTGAGGATAGAGCTGTAAAAATTGTTCTAACTTTTCATCATCTTGAGCTTTCCATTCCAAGCTATCACCAGTTTCACGATCAACAAGCATCTTTTGAGTTCTATAATCTCGATAATAAAATTCATCATACGTTAATAAATTTTTCATAGAATAATTGTATGTTTCAGCCATAAACTGAAACTTACCATCTCTATTTGAACTGGTAGAAGAACCATTTAATCCTAATATTTCTTCTTTATGATCAGGAAGTAATGACATAGCTTCTAATTTAGTTACATAAGATCTTTTCCAAATCCCATTACAATCAGAAAGATCCGCCTTTTTCCAAAACGGGTCCATCACAAAACTATTATATGATGCATTATCTACTTTAATATTTCCTGAAACTGGATCACTTCGATAATCAACCCATACATGTAAAAGATTCATACCAGTAATTAAAGAACCATGAAAAGCATCAGAAATCGTTTCTAATATGCTTTCTTTTTTACAGCACCACATTAATACTTTAGAGAATTGATCTGCAGTTTGATTGTCAGCATTTTCAATAGGAACGGCTATAATAGATTTTCTATTACGACGTTGATATCCAGAAATAGAATTTATAACAGGGCGTATTCTATTAAAGCTAAACTGACGTTTACGAGTCATAGAAACATTGCCATAGTAATCACTCCATGCAGTCTGATCTCCAGTTTCAAATCGTGAATTTAAATCTGCCTCTGACCAGAATACTTGATTTGGTGTAATAGCTTCGGCATAGAATGTTTCCATACGATTTAAAAGTCCGCGATCTTTTTCATCGTAATATTGAGCTCCCAATTGAGGAAACAGCATTCATTACTCCTTGTATTAACAAGCTCTCAAATTTTTTCATATACGATATAATGAAAATATAGAATGTGATACTATTTTTTTTCATTTACTTCATCTATATTCATATTTTTTTCAACTGCATCAACTAAATTATCTAAAGTTTTATTTGCAGAACTTAAATCAATTGATGTTGTAGATTCAACTACTTTTTCTATAACATGATCAATGGTATTTTCTATTACAGGTCTTTTTTTAAAAAATACATGTGAACCAATCAACGCTAAAGCCCCACCAATAATAAAAATAATTTGCGTATACATCATAAAAGTATTTCCTTCTTAGCATCTTTTTTACTTTGTACATGAATTTTAATATCAACTTCAGTATCTGAACCGTCACTATCACGCATATTTTTAACTGCTTCTTTAATAATATGTTCCAAAGGTGGAGTTGGTTGACGTTGTATTACAGGAGCTTCATTATGAATATGTTGCGTTAATTGAGTTGCGGTTTGTTGTTGTTGTTCTTCTTGTGGTCGATTTGTTACATAGCAACGATACGCAATACATCCTGATCCTCCAAAACAACTTCCTAATGCAACCATAATAGCTGATAATGTATTCATAATGCCTCCTTGCATATTAAAAAAATTCAAGCACCCATATTACACCAGCTCCACCTGTTCCACCAGCTCCTGAATCTATACCACTATAACTTCCGCCTCCACCGCCGCCTCCAGCACCAGGAAAACCTCCTGTACCACCATTTCCAGCAGAAGATCCTAAATAATGTCCACCACCACCACCTCCTCCAGCACCAGTAACAAGCAATCCTCCTAATGGTGTTGTCATAGAACTGCCATTTCCACCATTAATAGTTCCTGTAGGCACTCCACCAGACCCCCCTGTCAATACAGTAACGCCATTTAAAATAACCGATGCACCACCAGCTCCATTTCGAGGTGTCGATGAATTTGCACCTGCGCCTCCTCCGCCACCATTTCCATCAAAAATAGGTCTACCATTATTAGTTCCACCAGATCCATTAGCAAGTTGTCCTATACCACCAAGTCTTCCACCTAAATTAGCATTTCTAAAATAAGAAAAGTTTGCAGCAGATCCTCCAGGAGATGCTGAAGTTGTAGTTCCACCTGCAGAAGCTGATGCAGAAGCTCCAGTTGAAATATTTCCAATAGAAGAAGCTGTTTGTGCACCTCCAGCATTCCCATCAGTAGCAACTGATGTTTGAGCTGCTCCTCCAACACCCCCAGCTCCTATAGTTACGGTTTCTCCTGCAGGATTAAAAGCAAATGCAGGTAAAATAACATTTAAAATTGCACTAGCACCTGTACCTCCAGCACCACCGCTTGCAAATCCACTACTTCCTTTTCTACCAGAACCACCGCCTCCTCCACCACCTGATCCAAATATTGCTATAGATTGAGTGCGAGGATCTATATAAAAAGTTCCAGATGAAGTAAATACCGTATATTTACTTGCATTATTAATATTATTATTTGTTGCCATAGAGTAACTTTCTAAAATATTTCCATAATCCAAACTTCTCCACGACCACCATTTCCTCCAGATCCAGGTGTATTAGTAGTATCAGCACCACCGCCTCCACCTCCACCGCCGCCAGGTACCCCTGCATTTCCACCATTATATGGACCACCACCTACAGCATTCCCAGAACCACCTCCAGCTCCAGAACCGCTTGAAGGAAAACAATTTTGTGGCAAAGTTGGTGCATTTCCTGCCCCTCCAGCAGCATTAGCTCCTGAAGTTCCACCAGCTACAATCGTAGTCACCGCTGCATTATTAATAGAACCACCTGCTCCTCCAGCATTGTTGGCTGCACCACCGCCTCCACCACCTCCTCCAGTAGATACAAATGTCAAACCATTAATATTACCACTAGCTGATACTGTTGTATTGGTTCCTGCAGTTCCTGTTCTTGAAAATGCATTATTTCCTGTTGTTGCAATATCAACATTTGACCATCCTCCACCACCAGTTCCTGCAGTTCCAGTACCTGCTCCAGACCCTCCACCACCTCCAGCAGTTCCTGGAGATGCAATTAAATATGATCCTATAGCAGTATTACTTGCTGCCGTTCCTGCAGTTCCATTATGACTTGTGCCAGTATTACTTCCAGCTGCTCCAACTCCACCAGCAGAAACTGATACAGTTTCGGAACTTGAAAAATTAGAATCAGTACTTAAATAAACAACACCACCGCCACCGCCTCCTCCACCACCGCCAGCACAGTTACTTGTTGTAGATTGTTGCGATCCTGATCCACCGCCACCTCCAGCACCTCGTACAAACTGAAAAACCATTTTGGTTGCTAAATTTTTTGTCCAAGTTCCAGCAGAAGTAAAAGTTGTTATTTTTGAAGGACCATTAATACTATTATTTGTTGCCATGCTATCTCCTATACAAGATTTGCATTCTCCGATTGAATTTGTAATTCTATTGCATCAGCATCAGCTTGTAATTCTGCTACTGTTTTATCAGCATCTGCTTTACCAATTCTATTTTCATTAATTTCAAATTTTTGATTTGTCTGATCAAAATAATCACCAGTTCCTATCCATTTATCAACTGGTACAATAGTTGTTCCAAAAGGAGGACACCATTCAGCCCCACCCCATACCATAACAGATTCAATAACACCATCGCGTACAATAGCAAAATCAATAGCGTGCGCATTAACATCATCTTGAGGTTTTGGATCTTGAAAATGATAAGTATCAACAGGTAATTTACCCATTGTAGGATTATCTTCATATACAGTCATATAACGAGGTAAAGTATATTTAAAAGGACATGCAAGTATCACTGCATGTTCTTGTCCATTTTGATTTACTAAAATATGTTTCATAACTTCCTTAAAAATATTCTAATATCCACATTTCACCACGAGCGCCATTTCCACCAGCACCAGAATTAGTTCCTGTTAGCGATCCACCACCACCACCACCGCCACCAGAAGGAGTTCCACCATTTCCACCATTTCCAGCAACAAGGCCAACTGATTGACCGCCACCACCTCCACCACCAGTTCCACACATTAATACGCCTGAATTAGGATAAGTAGGTGTATTTCCATTTGCTCCATTAATAGTTCCAGATTCTATCCCTCCAGCACTATCTGCAACAAATGTTGTTCCATTTAATGACATACCAATACCAACGCCTCCAGCTCGAGCAGTTACTGAATCAGCTCCACCACCTCCACCACCAGATGTTGCAATTAATTGCATATTTGCATTAGCAGTAGCAGGACTTCCATCAGTTAGATTACCAACTCCAGGTGCTGCAGTTAATGATAAAGATCCTGCTACCATAACTGAAGAACTATTTGCGCCAGCTGCCGTAGAAGAACCAGTTGTACTTCCTCCTCCAGGAGCAGTTCCTGCAGCAGTAGTTAAATCTCCAATAGATGTAGGATTGTCAGCAGTTCCATTATTACCATTACCAGCAGTTGTTGCAGCAGAAGCTCCAGTTGCAACACCACCAATTGTTACTGTTGCTGAACTTGGAAAAAAATCAGCTCTATTATACATATAAAGAGCAGCTCCTGCACGACCACCACCTCCACCTCCGGCAGCACCCGATATTCCAACTGCACCAGAACCTCCACCTTGACCAGATCCCCAACCAATTACACAAACCATTTTAGTTCTAGAATCTTTTGTCCATGTTCCAGATGCAGTAAATATAGTTAATTTAGAAGTTCCATAAGCATTATTTTGTGTTGCCATTCAAACTCCTATACATAGGTAATATTACCAACAGAACTTGTTACAACAAAACCAGTATTTGCAACATTACACATTAATGATATTTGATCATATCTATTTGTTGAAGATAATGATCCACCAGTTCCTGTCGTCGTATTAACATTACCAAAATTAATAGTTTGACCGCTATTTTGAGCAATTGTCCAACCACCAGAGCTTGTTCCAACTACCTGGAATTTATCGCCTAATGCTGCTGTAGTAGGTAATGTTAAAGTAACTAATGTCGCACCATTATTAACAAGATAAGCATTATTAACAGCCATCGTAACAGTACTAGAATTTTGATTATTAAAAGCAAAATAAGGAGTTCCTGTAACTGTGACTGTAGAACCTGTTGCAGATGTAGAAACTGTCCCAGATCCAACAATACTAAATGCATTTGACGAAGCTGTTGCTGATCCAGATGTAGCATTAATAGTATTAGCTGCAGTTGTAGCAATAGTTACTGTTGCTGATGTTCCTGAAGTTGATATAGGTCCAGTTCCAGTAATAGTTATTGCATTTGAAGATGCTGTAGCTGTACCAGATCCAGTCGATACTGTTCTAATAGCAGTTGAAGTAATAGATAAGGTTGAACCTGAACCAGAAGTACTTATAATTGTTCCATCACCTGAAACGGTTACAGTAGAACCAGTAGCAGATCCTGTATTACCATTTAATGTACCAATTCCACTAGCAGCTGCAGCCTGAAATGTTGGTAATGATCCAGTACCATTTGAAGTAAGAACATAACCTGCAGTACTTGCAGCAATAGAAGATAATAAACCTGCGCTCGTTGTACCAATAACACCATAATTGGTAAGTGATGGAAATTTTATACCACCAGATCCTGTATTAATAGTTACTGATGATGCCCCAGTAGTATTACCTATAACTATAGGTTGTGCTATAGCATTTCCTCCAATACTTACACCATTAGTACCTGCTTCAATTGCTACATATGTATTTGAAGTACCATTCCCTATTAATATTTGTTTTGCAATAGATCTTCCGATAGCAATATCACCAGTTCCAGAATTAATAGTTACTGATGTTGTTCCAAGAACATTACCTATTGTTACAGGGATAGAATTTGGACCTGGAGCAATATTTAAATTAGCACCAGCGGTATTTATACTTAATGTACCACTACTAGTACTTATAGTTAATGTACCAGTACCACCCATACTGATAGTTCCTGTACCACCACTTCCACCATTAAGACTAAATGCTGATCCAGAACTGCCATTACCAATAGAGACTGAAGCTGCATTTCCTCCAGTATTTCCTATAGAAACTAATGATGTGCCGCTTGCATTATAACCTATATAAGTAATTTGACTGCCACTATAAATATTTACTTGTTTATTAGTCGTACAAATACCATTTAAAATTGCCATAAAAACTCCTAAACTACGTTATAGTTACCAAAACCACTCGTAGCTACAAATGTGGTATCTGCAACAATACAAAGAAGATATAATGAATCATATTGACTTGTAGCTAAAACGTAACCACCTGTACCTGCAGTTGTAGATCCACCATTAAAAATAATTTGTTGTCCAGCATTTTGAGATATTCTCCATAAACCTGAAGCCGATCCTTGAACAGCTAATTGTGAGCCTACTGCTGCAGTTGCTGGCAATGTATATACCGTAGGAGTTCCTGATCCATTATCAATATAGCCGTTTCCAACAACCATTGTTTGTGATGATCCAGTTACATTATTCCATGTTATACCACCGCCACTGGATGCAGCTTGCCATGAAGGTAAAGATCCGGTACCGTTTGAAGTTAAAACATATCCTGATGTACCGGCAGCTATATCTGAAATCAAACCAGCATTACTTACCCCTACAACACCATAGCTAGAAAATGAAGGTATGGTAATTCCACCTGATCCTACATTCATTGTTATTGATGAAGAACCAGTAGTATTACCTAAAGTAATAGCATTAGCGGCAGCAAGGGTTCCAATACTAATGGAACCCGTACCTGCCTGAATTTCTATATTTTTATTTGTTGTACAAATCGAGTTTGTCAATCCAGACATAATAACTCCTAAACAACGTCTAAGTTACCAACAAAACTTGTTGCCACCCAATCAGTATTAGCAGTAACGCATAATAAATAAATAGCATCATAATTATCGGTTGAAGTAATAGTTCCAGTAACACCTGTTGTTGAACTTACACCATTAAAATTAATAGTTTGTCCTGAATTTTGAGCTATTTGCCATAATCCAGAATTGTTTCCTTGTACAGCAACTTGTGCCCCAACTGCAGCAGTTGCAGGAAGTGTAAATACCGTAGGTGTGCCAGATCCATTATTAACATAACCATTTCCAACAACCATTGTTTGTGATGATCCAGTTACATTATTCCATGCAAAAGGAGCAGCAATTGCCTGAAAGGTTGGAAGAGCTGATGTACCATTTGAGGTAAGTACATATCCAGCAGTACTTGCTGAAATAGAAGATAATAGACCAGCATTTGTAGTACCAATAACACCATAGTTATTTAATGAAGGAACAGTAATTCCACCTGATCCTGCATAAAGAGTTATAGAAGATGTTGAATTATTAGAACCTAATGATAATGTTTTAACACCTGCACCGACTGCAATATTAACATTTGTATTAGCAGCATCACCGGATATATCTAAAAAACCTGATCCTGAATTTATTGATATTGGACCATTCGATGTTTGAATATACGTCGAACCGCTACCATTAAAAATACTTAAAGATCCAGAAGATGAACTATTACCAATATTAATAGTTTTATTACCAGCAGCACCAATTGATAGTAAATTATTTGTAGCGCCATTTCCAATATAAATATCACCACTTGTTGAATCTAATCGAGCATTACCAGATGGAAGTGCTGTAAAAAAACCACCAGAAGCAGTTACACCGCCAGAACCAGAATTTAAAGCAAGAGCAGAAGCACCTGTGCTATTACCAATCGTAATAGTATTTGCAGATGCTTTTGTACCGATATTAAGAGCACCAGTACCTGATTGAATATCAATTTGTTTATTATTTGTACATATACTATTCGTTAAAGCCATAATAAAACCTTTCTAAATAACGTCTAAATTTCCAGTTAATCCATATACAACAAAATCAGTATCAGCAGTAATACATAGTAATGTAATAGAATCATATCTACTTGTAGCAGTAACAGATCCAGTTACACCTACTGTAGAATCTAATTCATTAAAATGTATTGATTGACCAGCATTTTGTGCAATTTGCCATAATCCTGCATTTGCACCTTGAATTGCAATAATATCTCCAACAGCAGCTGTTGCAGGAAGCGTAAATACCGTAGGAGCTCCAGAGCCATTATTAATATAACCGCGATTAGTAGCTAATGATTGAGTTGCGCCAGTAACATTTGTCCATGGCATTCCACTTGTAGCTGCTGGTTGAAATGAAGGAGGTAAAAGTCCACCATTTGAGGTAAGCACATAACCAGATGTTAAAGGATCAATACTTATTTGCTGTGATCCTTCATAAACAACAACACCATGATCATAAGCAAAAGAAACACTATTGGTCCCACCTTCTCGAATAGGTATAGGACTCTTTTGTTTATATCCCATATTTTATTCCTTAGAAAATTAAGTATTCAGTGCCGTTAAACAATAGCTGAATAGATTGAAAAGAGCTATTCATAATATATGTTGGAGCACTATCAATATCTACAACTCCACCTACCGTTGTAACTGTTATATTATGAAGATAAGCAGTTCCATCAATATCTTTAATTACATACACTCTTCCTATAGTAGGGGAATCAGGAAGTTCTATAGTAATTGCAGTTGTTGAAGTTTGAACGCCTATAAAGCTATCAGTTGATTGTACAACATAAGGAGATGTTGTTACTAAAGTATAATTAAGGATTAAAATACCGGTGCTTCCACCAC